GTGTTGGGGCAGTGGATACGGCATATCAGCTTGCGATTGGGATAAAACCTAAAGCAATAAAATGATATAATCGGTGAACGGGATGAACGAACATCCCGCCACCTGTCACAACGATAAGGAGACTATCGAAATGAGTACAGCAAGTGTAACAGAATTTAGAACATTTCCAGTTAATAAGGCATCAATTGTCAAGCGGAAGCCCGTTCATGGTGTGGGTATTAATGATGCCGATTATCTTGTTGCCCCAAGGGTCAATGGGGGCATATTGATGTGTCCGTATTATTCAGCATGGACGGGGATGCTTGATAGGTGCTATAGAGTAGACGAGCACAAAAGACACCCAACATATATTGGTTGCTCAGTTGTTAAAGAGTGGCATACATTCAGTGTCTTCAGGGCATGGATGCAGCAACAGGATTGGCAGGGCAAAGAATTAGATAAAGACATTCTGGTTCCTGGCAACAAAGTTTACTCACCGAGCACATGTTATTTTGTAACCAGGGCAATGAATATTCTGCTTAACGACAGACGGGCGGCACGCGGAGACTGGCCTAGAGGAGTGTATCTTATTAAAGAGACCAACAAGTTTAGAGCACATATAAGCTGCTTCGGCAAATGGAAACATTTAGGTGTTTTTGATACACCAGAAAAGGCCGAGACAGCGTACAAGAAGGGCAAATCAGATTACATACGCAGCGTAGCTGCAACCGAAGCTGAACCAATAAGGTCAGCACTTTTTAAACACGCAGACCTATTTTATAAGAAAGGAGCAACCCCATGCGGGATGAAACCGTTGTAGCAGCAGCCGACTCGGCAATTAGCGATCCATCGAATGTTGAAGACCTTGTAGACTCTTCCTTTGTTATTGGCTCGTTCCATTTCTGGAATAACACAATTCCACATCTTGCGTCATCGGGCGTGACCGGAGCAAAGACGGTATCCCTTTGGAAGCTGACAGCCGGAGTGTGGGTTGCGGTTTACGATGGCAGTGGAGTGGCAGTACAGTTAACTGCTACCAATCCTCAAGAAGCGATTTTGAGTGAAGGTACTTACGGTGTATCCACATCTGATACGGGCGTTGTCGTAACAATCCAGATGCCGTGATACAATAGACTTAACCAGCAAATCGGTAGCATAACGCCCGATAGCGTGGATAAGGAAGGAAGATGCGCAAAGAAACAATTAACGTGAAAAACCCACCGTTCATGTTCAACACACCAACACCGCGATTTGTGAACTTGGTTGCAAATGACGGTACAGAACTTGAGTTGTTTCAGGATGGCGAGCGCGTAGAGGCTGGACCGAACATAAGGGCGCTGCTTATTAACTATCCCGGCACATACCACCTCGTTGAGAAAGCGCAATGACAGCCAAGAAAGACCCCAAAGACCTGTTACCCCCAGCAGGGGGACAACCAACCAAGTACAAGCCTGAATACTGCGAACAACTGCTTAAACACTTCGACGTACAGCCATATAAAGAAGTAACAAAGCTCAACGAGAAGACCGGTAACGAATATCAATGTATAACACCAAACGACCTACCAACACTCGCAGGCTTCTGTAGAAAGATTGGAATAGGCACGAATACTATTGCTAATTGGGCTAGGCAGAACCCTGAGTTTTTGGTAGCGACTGCACGCGCGAAGGCAATTGCAGAGAGCATTCTTGTCGTTAACGCACTGCACGGACACTACAATCCACAGTTCAGCCAGTTCGTTGCGAAGAACTACACAGACATGCGAGATGTTAAGGAGTTACATGTTGGTGAGGTAGGCCAGGAGCCACAGAGCACGGCTGAATTGAAGGAATCTATTGCTGACCTTGACCGTAGGATAGCTGAGGCGGAAGAGCGGCTATAAGAAAGCCCCACGGTTCTCAGGCGCGGGGCTGGTAGGTGGCGACTAGGAGTGTTTGTTTTGCTTAGTATTCGCCTTCGCCATACCCACCCTCAGCTTTATCGGCGCATGAATCACACTGGTAACCAAGCGCCTTATCTTTAGGCGTGAGCCTGTTTGGCTCGCCACATGTAGGGCAAGGCAAGTTTCGGGGGTTACGCCTACTAGCCGCTCTCAGGGCGCTATTGCCGCTAGGGTCAGCAAACATGCTGTAGTCACCATCGTCATAAACTTCTGGATAATCGTCGTACATACTCATTTACTCCATATAGTGATAAGAATAGAACGATAAGAATAAGTCCCGTCAAGGTTAAGCAATGGTGTAGTACGTGATAACCAACGGAACTGCTTAGGCGATAGACACACATGCTTCGAGCCGTTATCTATAGCGTGGTCAATGGCGCGGATTAGGCTCATGACAGCCAAGGGGTAAGCCGCACTCTATGATCAGCAACGCTAATATCTTCCACGCCCAATCTTATTAGCATGGATGATTGCAATGGTTGGTCAAAATAGCCTTTCGAGTTCATAGGATAATGCTTTCGATTAACGAAACGGACTTTAATCACATCTCCTTGGTCAACATAGATTGTTCTGCCTGCCATATTCTACCTGCCTTGTTGAGTGGATAAGCCTAATCACGTTAGGTCTGATTACAAGATACACCCACAACAGACAGAAATCTCACCAATGAGACAAAGCGAATTGAATACACGTTAAAGCGAAGTAGGACGGTAGCCAAGTGGTAAGGCACAGCACTTTGACTGCTGTCATCGCTGGTTCGAATCCAGCTCGTCCTGCCAATCTTGTATATCCCCGTGATTTCTGGCACACATTCAGATAACGTAATATACGATACGTTAAGAATCAGTAAGTTACAACAACACAGAATTTGCCCACTTCCGGGCTAATCGCTCCGCCTAGGGGCGTATTTCATAACCATGCCGAATAATCAGGCTACGTAGGCAAGGAGTTTTAAAGATGGACAGAGAAACAAAAGCCGAACTAAGGCTAGTCGTACAGAACATACACGTTAACAAGCGCGTCGAGCGAGCACTGCTGGATTTGGTCGATACACTGGCACTTGATACCGGCGTTATAGATATATCGGAATCAATGGTGCTGTTTGATGACTTCAAGCAATCGGCGGTAGCTGATGATAGTTGGGCAAACCAATGGCTCTCATTTGATGGTGGTGGCACTTCTGCGGCATCGGCTGCGATTGTGTTGGCACCGGAAGGCAAGGTTAATTTAGTGAGTGGTACTGCTGGTACTGCTGGTGTAGCTGATGCAACCGTCATGAGTGCGTTGACATTGACTCACGGACAACTTGTAAGCCTTGGAGAGATAGTTTTCGAGGCGCGGGTGTCTACATCCCACATTACCGGGGCAACCCTGTGTGTTGGCTTGAGTGACAAGATAGCTGATGATTCAGCAGAAGCTGTGCTCCATACGGTTAAGGCCGATGTTATTGCCGATGACGGACTGACGGTTGATGATGCCCTGAGCTTCTGTCAGGATTCTGAGGCGACCAACGTCACCAACTGGTATTGCACCAGCGAGAACGGCGGGACAATCGCCCACGCCGCTGCTGCTTTTGATTGCTTGCTTGCAACAGGCAAACCAACGGTAAACACCTATCAGATGTTGAAGATAGTTGTGAATGCCAAAGGTGATGCAATGTACTACATCGACGGTGTGTTGTTGTTCACCGAACTAACCGCTGTTGCCACGACTGCGGTACTTGTGCCGTACATCGCTGCAACTGCTGAAGATGGTACACCGGTATCCACGACCCTGAGTGTTGACTTAATCAGATTCACCCAGGCTCGCCCATCCAGCAATGCGTAAGTAAAGGAGACTCCCCTGCTTAACGGTGGGGGAGGTTTTTCTTATGGAAACGATTAAGTCATTATTTACACTTACATATTGGTTAAGTGGCTGGATATTTGGTACACTATCAGTAGCCCTTGTGGGTGCAGGAATTTTGGTTTTGCTTGCGGGGGTGGTTAACTACTTCAACTGAAAAGGCGAAAGATTATGAAGACTCCTTTTTATGTAAGAAAGAAACCAGGCAATTTAAACGGCGAATACAGTCATGTCGTTAGAATTAAATCTGTAGGAAAGATTTTATGTGCAGGCAATAAAGAGGGCTGTATTATAATTGCACGAGCGCTATCTTCCGGCATTGATGAGAACCCCATACCCACGGAGAGCGAGGTGCTGGCATGAGTGACAAGGCGATGGGCATGGATTTGAATCAGATGTACATACCAAGAGAGATTGCCCGTGAGTTTGTGCAGATGTGGCGTATTTGTTGGGATGAAGGCTTAGGCACAGATACAGAGAACGGGTTGATTTGGATTAGAGAGAACTATCCTGATTTACAAACTGAGTCTGACTTCAAATATCTTCCGTGGGGTAGTTTGGGGGAGTACTCATGAGCGCCGGTAAGCTGAAAATATCCCTTGAGCGCTTGATTGCGTGGGTTGAGAGGCTGCAGGGCGACAGGAAGCAAGAATGTGCTGCTGCATTTAAGAAATCCAAGGCCATGTTCCCTGATGACATCGTGGAGCAGTGCGTTGAGTATCAGAGGATATTGGGGATATGAAAACCTATATGTGGGAAAAGCGGCTACTGATTCAATATGGCTCAGACGAGTCTCCAAGCATCGAAGAGATTTACCAAGCATTCAAGAAGCGACTCATGGACGAGGTGGTCCCTGGGCTTGCGTTAGTAGGGGTTGGACACTCGGAAGGGATATTAATGCCTAAGCCTAAGCCGGAACCCACGGATGAAGAAATGCACACCGCATTCAAAGAATCCGAAGCCCTGTTTCCAAACGACATAACTAGACAGAAAGCAGATTACGACAATCGAATGAGAAAATTAAGGGGATGAGCACCTACTCACAGCAAGCACTAGCATGGATATGCTACTGGACGGGTCATGTAACCTCAATGCTTTTGAATGTCATGCCTGATTCATGGCCTGAGTGGCTTCACAAGCCCGTTTACAACGCATACCAGTCACTAATGGCATGGTCATACGAATACGATATAATCGGAAGCATATGGCATGATGAAGACGAGGCGGATTGGGTTTAAGGAGAAAAGGCGATGAGCGTTTTAGAGTGTGATCGACGCGGATGTAACAACATAATGTGTAGCCGCCTATCGGAAGATCATGGCTACATTTGTGATGAGTGCTTTAAAGAATTAGTTGGGCTAAAAATGGAACCGGCTGAATTTATGGCTACTGAGTGGCGCACCACTAAACCATTTGGCAGAACGGAAGCCATGTATGATAAAGAATTTCCATTACAGGGAAATTGGTAATAATGACATCACAAACCTCTTCTGGCGGCAAGAAAAAGATTGGCCGCAACGGATCAATATGTAAGATATACCGTGACCGCAATGTGCGGATGAGAAACAAGATACGCAAGGTTGCTCGGCACTTGAAGCGGTTTCCTAACGATTGGCAGGCTAAAGGATGGAAGGCATCATGAGCATAGAATACATTGAGAAAAATTACCTAATTGATAAAGACCACAGATTTATTGACCCATCAGACCCCGGCCCAAGGCCCCAAGTTGACGGCAATCACGGTGGAATAACGGGCTTCGGCGGCGGCATTAAGTTGGGAGTTAAGCAGACATGACTAATGACGAACTATTTGAAGTATTAAAGAAGTTGGCTGACGAGCATAACGGCAAACACTCCTGCCCAAACTGTGGCTATTGCCCTCACTGTGGTCGTGGTGCAGCGCCGTATAATCCATATCCGTACTATCCGTCACCAGCACCAACAACGCCTTGGCCGGGTCTATGGGATACTTGGTGCAGTGATGTCACCGCTATTTCTGGCTCATTCTCGCCCGACAACACAACGGGGGTAACGTTTACAGGGACAACGCAATGACACAATTTCTAACAGGAATATTTCTAGGCTGGCTATTAGGTCTGGCTACTTTCTATTCAGTTCCAAAGCTGCGTCCGTTGATTAGGGACAGGTTCCTGCCTTGGGTGAGGGGCTTGCGGAAGTGAGTAGCGTTTCAGAATATTTACTCTTGCTGAAAAGTAATGCAATGGCAAATGGAAAGCTGCCATTAACAGCATGTAACCCAGAGTACGTGTTATTGCTTAAAGAAATTAATGAGACTATTAAATGCTCACGGGGGCGGTATATCTCTGAGGCATTCAGACTGCAACCTAGATGACAAAAAAGACAGACCCAAAGTATCTGGAAGAACTCTACCAAGCGCAGGCACAGCAGAAGATTGAAATGCTTGAGCGTATGAAGTTCAGGCGAATAGACTTCCTGTTTCCTGATGATGGGCCGTTAAGACGTGACCTGTATGGTGAGACTGTCAACTTCTTCAATTCCACAAAAACCTTCATGGAAAGTTTCATTTTGGGCGGCAATCGAACGGGCAAAACTGAGGCGGGTGCTTATCTTGCGGCACTTTTCGCCACCGGGGATTATCCGAGTTGGTGGGAGGGTAGGCGGTTCGATGGGGCTACTTCGGGCGTTGTAGCAGGCAAGGACGGCAAGACGGTACGTGACTCTGTTCAAATTAAACTGATAGGCTTTCCTGAGCGCGAAATGGGAACCGGCTTAATCCCTAGAGACAGGCTAATTATTGGTGAGTGCAAGAAAGCTATGGGTACGCCGAACCTATATGACACGCTGATGGTCAAGCACGTATCCGGTGATAACTCAATTATCAACCTGAAGTCGTATGATTCAGGCAGGACCGCATTTGAAGCAACCAAGCGACATTACGTTTGGGAAGACGAAGAGGCACCCATAGACATCCATCGTGAGAACGTACAGCGCGTATTTGACTACATGGGTGTAGTGTTTAATACCTATACCCCAATGAAGGGACAGACCGAGCTTACACTCGACCTGACGAAACGGGCGAATGGGCAAGACCCTTCGGTTTACAAGGGTGTATTGACATGGGATAACGTACCGCATATCACGCCTGAAAAGATTGAGATTTACAAAGGACGGTTTCCCGCACATGAAATGAAAGCCCGAAGATGGGGCATACCTAAAATGGGGAGTGGAGCTATCTTCACTACAGATTTTGATGAAGTTCTAAGTTGCAAGCCGTTCAAGATACCGGATTTCTGGCCCAGAGCGTATGGAATGGATTTCGGGTGGAGTCCTCATCCTACAGCGGTTGTGTGGGGCGCGTGGGACAGAGAGAATGATATTGTCTACCTGTATTCTGAGCACCGGATGAAAGAGGAGCTTCCCGCTATCCATGCTTCGGCAATTGATATGCGAGGCAAGTGGATTAGGGGTAATTCCGAAACCGCAGGAACGAATGCCTCTGATGGCAAGCGGATGATAGACATTTACAAGGGTTTGGGTTTAAAGCTCATCAAGGCTAATAAGCAGGACCAAGAATCAAATATCTACCGAATGCGCCAAAGAGTTGAAACCGGACACTTAAAGGTTTTTAATACACTACAGATGTGGCGCGAGGAATACGAATCGTACCACCGCAATGAAGGCAAGATTGACAAGAGCTTCGATGACCTGATGGACGCAACACTCTACCTGCTATCGAACATGACCACATTCAAGACCAAGCCGGTCAAGCGTTCGTCATCCAGGGTATCGGTTCCTAAGTTTGGTGATGGGTATAGCATATGAGCATTATCCACCTTATAGCCCACCTGTTCGGCTGGAACGGTGGCAGGGTTGTTACCAAGTATGATGATGACGGTCGGCTCTGGGTAGCATTCCAGTGTTCTGGTTGCGGCAAGGTTTCCGGCGCACACCAAACCTTCACCGGCTTTAACACATAAGACCTAACCCCCTATTTGGGTGTATACTCACAGTGATTAATTGAAAGGCGAAGATTATGGCAAATCAGGACATCAACTGGGACCAAGTATCAGAAAGCGACAAAAAGCGGTTCTGCGAAGACTTGCAAATAGTTTCACCATTCAAACTCCCAATAACGCCAACGCATACTGATTGGTACATGGTCAGCAATCGAGCAATCTACATACTCAAACAGCACATAAGAAAATGGTATTGGTTGATAGACATAAGGGATTACTGGATAAAGAGTAGGTTGCTTATTCAGGTAGAGAGTTATAATCCACGTACATTTTATTGGTGAAGCAAAGGTGAAGATTATGTTTTCAAAAAAGACGCAATTTTTAGTTAATGATAAACCGATTCCGGAATACGAGATAAGACACGGGTTTGTAGAGTTGCCGTTTGTGGTTAAATACTCTGACGAAAGCGGCCTAGAGCTTTGCGACATCGTTCAGTCTCCCGTAAGGATAGGGAAACAGTTTGCGGTTGTGCGCGAGGACGGGGAAACAGACTGGTCAGGGGTGGCGGTGGTAGAGCCTCACTATATTTGGGAGGCGGCTGACAACATAACAAAAGACGGCAGTGGATGCTTTAGGGTTTCAGGTGGTGATGGATGGAGCTTTATTCCGCGAAGCAAGATAGCAAGAATAGGGCCTCCCGCTCACGGAAAGTATAAAGTGACAGTTCCACCAAACACCAAATACTTAGACAAAGACGGCAAGCCTTACGGTTTTCCTGACAAGGGCATAATTACCGGTGCTTTCCCTGTGAGACTAAAATCATGAAACGTCGAGACTTCATAAAGAACACAGCAATGGGCGCTGCGGTAGTCGCAATTCCTATGACGGTGGCGGCTGGTGTGATTCATCCAGCAGAGCGAACCGCGTCAGGTCTGTCAATGTTGGTGGATGCTGAAAATCAGCAACGCAAGGCGGCAGAAAGAATCAATCGCATGATGAATCCACCGGACGCTAAGACATGGGGCGATGTACCGTTATCGGTTAACGACTATGCAGGGACAGATTCTATCGTAGTTGAGTGTTCAAAGTGGGTGGCTAAATTATGAAACGCAGAGAGTTCCTAAAGAAAGTAGGCATAGGTGCTGCGGCTGTAGCGGTTCCCACTGCTTTGCTGTTTGGGACGAATCGTGCAGGCATGAGTTATGGTAGGGTTGAGGACATTAAGTTCATTGAGGCTCCGCTCCTGACCGCTGAGGACATTCGGAGGATTACGGATAAGCTTGTGTGGCGAGAGCTTTCAAAAGGAACCGATGTGTATTACGCATACGGACATCCAGACTTTGCCGCTGACCTGTTAAAGATTCCAAACCGAGCAGGAAGGGCATATAAGCCTGAACGCTTCTACAACAAGACAAACCTAATGCCGCCACAGGGTAGATGGTCGTGAGTTGCAAGGGCAAGAAAGGCGCTGACCCTACTTGTTGTTGGCATGATGTCGCGTCTAGCAGGACAAAGAAAACGCTAACCATTTATTCCCAATGTTGTTTTTGTGGCGATGAAAAAGAAGACACATGCGAGATAACAAGGAATTATCCGCAGTTTCATGGGGCGTTTCATCCAGACGCACAGAAGGAAGTACCTGGCATTTGTCCTTTAGGCTCGTGGAACGAAAATGGCCTATGGTCACACAATCCGAGCTTAGGGATGTCAAGGACCAAGCAATTAGAGCATAATATCAAGTACGGTCACGATTTAGTCGGCAAGAAGGTTAAAATTGGGGTTCCGATTAAAGGCTGGAACTGAGGTTCGGATACAAGATACGCCTGCCAGCAACCCCGACTGTTTAGATGTGCTGGTTTTGTAGCGAGTCTTAAGGTCTCGCAAGTGGAGTTGTTAACCATTCTCCCGCAAGCCAGCACTTCTAAGCGGGGCAGCTAAATAAGGCAGGTCATACCCTTAAATCAAAAGGGCGCGTCTTTGCGGTTCAATGTCAGTTGTTCATTGCCGAATATATGCTGGCCTGCCCCGCTTAATCTACAGTAATTCTCATTTAGTAGAATAACTCTCAAATAACTATACCTACGGGTAGGCGAAAGCCTGTCTAAAGTGTGGGTATTTACTATCCGGGTAGGAAATCTCCCACCCGCGTGATATATTAGGGACAACCCGTGGAGCAATCATAGAAAATGGACTTGTACGAGCACAAGCAAGGGCTGGAAATGTCCAAGCAGGATGCGCCCATTACCGAGATAGTACAGGTACTTGAGGGCAAGCGGGACACAGCAGTAAGCGACAGGTCAGAAGTAGAGTCCAGATGGTTGCGTGACCTACAGCAGTTCGAGGGCAATACCCTTGACCGAATATCCAAAGGTGATACCGACTATCGAAGCGCAGTACGCCGTTCTCCACCGGTTGTTCACCTGACCCGAACCCGAACACTCTCCATTGCAGCACGCATTATCAATATGCTGGTTCCGAGCAATGAGCGCAGTTGGGATATTTCCAGCACGCCGGTTCCGAGCATGGTCAAGATGATGGATGACAATTCATACGTCACTGACCCGAGCACCGGTCAGATAGCGATGGTTCCAGATGAGAGCCAGCAACCGGGGCCGGAACAGAATCCTGAAGTAGTGCAAGGCGCACCACAGACACGACCACAGCCGCCTATGCCCCAAATGCGACCGGTAACCAAGGCTGACTTGGCAAAGCAGGAGATTGAGGACGCAGAGAAACGCGCAGACCATATGCGTACTCACATGGATGACCAACTTACTGAAAGCCGGTATAACTCCGAACAGCGCAAAGTCATCATGGATGGCTGCAAGATTGGCACTGGCGTACTTGAGGGGCCGGTGGTTGCAGGCTCATACAAGAAAGCCCGTCACCGTCTACCTGATGGTCAGTGGGTTGTCCAGATGGAAGAAGAGCCAATGCCTGAGTTCAAGTGCATTGACCCGTGGAGCTTCTATCCATTACCGGCAGAACATATCTCTAGGTGTGAAGGGGTATTCATTGACCAGTTGATGAACCGGCGCGAGATTCAGGAATTAAGGCTTCTGCCTGGATTTGACCACGAAATGATTGCGGAGGTCTTGAAGGAACAACCTAACCATAGCGGAGAGTATTCGAGTTCATTGATTCAGCGTGCGAATGTAACCGGCGAAACCATGCCGACCGATAACCGCTATTCAGTATGGAAGTACACCGGATCGTTAAACCGCGAGGACATGGAGAATCTTGGCGTTGATGTTGACGATGAACTGGATATTGTTGACCCGATTATCGAAGCTTGGTTCTGCAATACCCGCCTGCTGAAGATTAAACGACATGCCCTTGAAGGCGCGTACCGACTACCGTATTACGTCTGGAACTACGAAGAATCAGAAACCACCGTATTTGGCTATGGTGTACCTTACTTCATGCGCGACTCAGACCGCGTTATACAGTCCACATGGCACATGATTCTACACAACGCTGCCCTGAGTGCTGGGCCGATGTTGGTGCGCGATAAGGGCGCTGTAGAGCCTGCTGATGGTTCTGAAGAAATAGCTGGTGGCATGAAACAGTGGTACTTGACCGACCCTGAAAAGAAAGTTAATGACGCATTCCAGATGTTCCAGATTGATACCCGAATTGATGCACTGACCGCAGTCCATGAGCGCGCAAGGCAGAACGCCGACGAAGAACTGTCTTGGACGCAACTTGCACAGGGAGCGCCCACAGAAGCAGAGACTAAGATGGCGCTCAAGTCGGTGGCGATGTTAATAAATACACAGAACGTTATTCAGCGCCGTATTGCCCAGTCCTACGACGATGAGATTATCGAGCCGTCAATATCAGCTTTGTACGATTACAACATGATTTACCTTGACGATGATGAAGCCAAGGGCGACATGACGATTAAGCCAATGGGCGCAACCAAGTTGGTTGTGAAGGACATGCAGACCCAGAACTTGATAATGATTGCTGACATGACCACCAATGACCGCTTTGCACCGTACATGAAGGACGACAAACTGTTAAAGAGCATCCTGAAGGCAGCAGAGGTTGACGCTGATGACCTGATGAAATCCGAAGAAGAAATGAAGGATGCCCAGAAGCCGAGCGAGAAAGAAATGGCCGAGCTTAATAAGTTGAAGGCAGAGGCAGCCGAGCTTATGTCCAGAGCAAATGGCAAGGGTGAAGGCGATGGCGGCATGAGTGAGAAAGAGTACACGGAAACTCAGTTGTCTTATGACCGCATGGAAGTTGAACTCAAAGTTCAGGACATGAAACTACAGGGCAGCGCCATTGAAGCGGCCAAGTCCGGAGACATTAAGCTGTCAGACATTCAATCCAAGTTTGAACTTGGCAACCGCGCAAATGAAACGAAGCTTCTTTTGGGGCGGTTAAAGGAACGCCGTGAAGAACTGACGAAGGGTTACATGGCAAGCCTGGAAGCAGAGAAACTCGCACAGACGCGCAAGAACATGGAAATGGGTTTTGACTCTCATGGCTAAATTCAAACTACAAGATTTAGCGGTTATCGAACCCGGCAATCCCGCATGGCAGTCAGTTGAAGCGTGGGCTAATTTTGAATTGGGGCGAATGAGAGAAATCCGCGAGGACAAGAAGCTTGAACAGCGTGAATTAGATTTAGCACTTGGCGACATTATCAGGTTAAAGGAACTGTTAAGACTGCCCAAACTTATCAAGCAGGAGCGCAACCGCACACCTGTAACCGGTGATGATTTTGGTATACCCAATCTCAACACCGACAACACTTGATGGAGATTTAAATGAGCCAGACAGAACAGATTGTTGAAGAAGAAGCCGTAATCGTTCCCGGTACGGAAGGAACCGATATGGAAGGCAAGTCCGTTGAAGAGATTGAACGGGCGATGTACGACCAAGCGGTTGAAGCTGACCCTGACCTTGAGGTAGAGGTTAAGGCTGAGCCTGTTGTTGAGATTGAAGAGGAAGAGAAGGACGAAAAGCCCGTCGAGCAAGAACTTGGTGAAGATGGTAAACCTGTTGTTGAGCAGGAACTTGACGAAGACGGCAAGCCGGTTGTCGAGGAAGAATTAGACAAAGACGGCAAGCCCGTAGCCAAAGAAGAAAAGAAACCAACGGGTTTGGAGTGGCTGGATACCTTGTCCGAAGAAGACAGGACAAAGGCGGATAAATTTATTGAAAGGTCGAGTGAAGTGCTCGCCCGTTCAAACCAAAGAGTTGACTCACATTTAGGCCAGTTGCAGCCTGCACAGCGAGCGATAACCCGATTGACCAGAGAGAACAGGACACTCAGGGAAGCCGCTGAGAAAATGCGACCAAGCGTTAACGTTGAGGACATAATTAAGGATCACAACGAAAAGATAGATAAGGAGTTTTCAGAGTTTCCAGAAGAAGCAACCAAACTAAAGAAACTTTTTAAAGATTCATTGGATGGTGTAGCCGAAGTTCTTGAGACTGCGACTCCTGCTGTACAGCAAGAAACCATAGTTGGCCCTGATAAACAGGAAGAAATACAACACTTGGCAACCGCTTATTCAGATTGGGGCGAAAGACGTTTTTCACCTGAACTAAATGAGTGGCTAGGCAAGCAATCACAAGATACAGTTAAGTTGATTAACAGCGCGTATGCTGCCGATAACATTGCGTTATTGGATGCGTTCACCCGCGACAACCCAGACTGGAAACCACCCCAGAAGCCAGAAGACTTCCACAGCCTACAGCAAGCACAGCATTCTCCGCTGTTCCGTGGATGGGCTGAAGGTGAGGGGATTAATCCAGATGTGGATGTCAGGACAATCGCTGATTTCCAACGTGACACTATCTTGACCCGATTCAAAACTGATTTGGGTGTTGTTATTTCCGAAGCAGAACAGAAGGCCGACCCAAAGGTTACAAAGCTGGAAAGCAGAAGGCGCGAACAGTTACAAGACCGGAGTCCGGGCAGCAAGCGCAGCCCTATCAAGCCAGGAACAAAACTTGACCTTGATACGGAAGCGGGGCAAAGAGCTTATTACAATCAGCTTATTGCCGCAGACCCAGACATACCATAATCCAATACGGAGGCTAAATAATGCCTATTGCAACATATAGTAATCCCGCCCAAGCGACAAACGTTCTTCACAAAAAAGAACTGTTGAAACATGCGGGACCAATTGCCTGTCTTGACAGGTATGCAAAGAAATTTACTTTGCCACAAAACGAGTCTGACACACTCTCCATTGACCGTCTGGTTCCTTTTGGTTTCGATGATACCGAAGCTACTGAGGGCGTGGTCCCTGAAGCCGTAGGTATGGACTATGAAAATGTCCAGATGGCTATCAAGGAATACGAGCACCTTGTACGGGTTTCAAGCAAGAAGTGGCGTTTGTCTGAACAGGCGGCTGTGAAAGATGCAGCTACCTTGCAGGCTGAGTTCATCATAAACGTGAACGAACTTCTGACATGGAACGAAATCATCACCGGTACGTCAGTATTTTACGACACAGCGGCTCATACCGCACGTGCACAGGTTGACACCGCCATTACGCTGGGTCGAATTCGCAAGATCACCCGCGCACTGGATGATGCCAAGGCCAGTTGGTTTAACAAAATCAACAAGGGCGGCAACTTTGAAGGCACAGTTCCAACCGAGGCAGCATATGTCGCGTTGGGTCATACCAACATGAAGTCTGACATTCGTAATCTTCCTGGCTTTGTCCACGTATCCGAAAAGGGTAACGGCAAGTCAGTACCTTACGAGTTTGGTCAGGTGGAAGATGTTTGCTTCGTGCTGACACCGCAGTTATTCCCTGTAAGCGGTGGCGGTGCAACGTCCGATGGTTCCAAGATCAACAACGGAACCAAGAATGATGTATACCCACTGGTAGTTGCTGGAATGGACTCCTATGGAACGTGCATTTTGGCAGGCTTTGATTCTGTTAAGCCTAACATCTTGACCGGTCCTGTTAAGGGTGCCGATCCTACTGGCAAGTTCGTCGATATTGGCGTTCTCTGGTATCAGGTTAACCAAATCCTCAATGAAACTTGGCTGGCACGCGGCGAGTTCGCTGTTACCTTGAATCCATGATAAGAGGAATCACGGGTGAACCCGCCTTCGGGCGGGTAAGCCTTTAACAAGGTCAGACAAATTGCTGACCTTTTACTATAATTCCCGCACACGGGAAGGAGTTTTTAAATGAGTGAACATAACAGATTGACCGGCCCCCATTATGGGTTAGCTGGAATTAACCACCGAGCATTGATTGCGGAACTTGGAACCCATGCCTTGAATCAAGTTGCCGTTGTAATCGGCTCTGGTACGTTAAGTGCCATTGACTACGATGCGTTTGATTTCAAAATCAAGGGTGCGGCATACGCACAGGCCGCTGGTACTGACGAAGCATTGACGGTACTGGATTTCTACGGTGAGACAGTTGTACAGGCGAAAGGCACGACATGCTTTTACCTGCTTTCCGTCAACGCTGCTGGCACTGAAAACGCAACCAAGGGCAAGGACGATGAAACAACCGACCTGCCTGGACTTGCTGAAACTGAATGCCTGATTAGTATTGTCGAAATTACCACGAATGCGTCAACCACCTTTACCATCGGCACAACGAGTTTTGGTGCTGCTGGTATCACCGACACGTTCCATGATTACATCAATATGCCGGTAACAGCGCCGTAAGGCTGAACTGAGATTTGCCCCTTCGGGGGCATTTCTTTTAACTTTAACTTTGAGGAAGGAATATGAGCACTAAACAGGATACAAAAGCCAAGTTGATGGCAGCTAAAATCTTGGGAATCAGTGGGCTGAATGAGAATACACCTATTGATGAAATTGATAAAGCAATCAATGAGAAGCTTGGTAAATCTGATTCGGGCGACGATAATCTGGATAAAAGAATACTTGATTCGCATGTAGCAACTATCACCAAGCACGGAGAGGAAGCAGTAGCAAAAGCATCCGGTCCCGTGGTCGCAGATTTAATGAACATCCCGAACCTGTCACCCACCGGACAATGGGAGGGTAAACGGGCGCATCTAAAACGAACCAAGACAGGACACAACGATATGCAGGGAGCTATGTTCAACTGGAACGGCTGGCCTTGCATTATACCGATTGACAAGTGGGTTGATGTGGCATGGCCCATCTATGAGATTATCCAGAAGTGCCGAGGTATGGAAATGGAAATCCGGCAAGAGGAAGACCCGCGCAACAAGGGTAGGGTTAAAAACATCAAGGATATTTCATACTTTGACAAGTACCCGTTTACGTGTATTGGTGTAACCCCTGGCACGGAAGACCTACCCGAAAGCCCGTGGGAGTACACGCTTGATATGTATGTCAAAGACTTCCCCGGCTACACGGTTCGCAAGTGGCGGCAACTGTGCATCCTGTGGGAGATTTCCGACGATCAGGCAAATATCTCCGCAGGCATGAGTCCTGAAAAAGAAGTCGATGTACGGCGCAACTCCATACATTACCACCTGAATCTCCCGCTGGCTCAGTCAGAGGAAAAGGAGGATGGTGCAACGCTTGAAGTGCGCGAACAAATCCGTAACGAAAAACGTTCTGATATTGGAATGGAGGCAATAGCAGCATAATGTCAACGTCTATCACACGCCTGAACCTAACCAAAAAACTTGCACAATGGTCGGGGAAACTGTCGCCAGCTAAAGTGACTAGCACAGTAACCCCTGACACGGCTCAGGTAGCCGATTTAGTAGAGTGGGTAAGTCAGGCGTGGATAGACATCCAAATATCACAGAACAATCGCTGGAACTGGATGCGTAAGAGTCTGGATGATGATTCTGTTGCGCTGACAATCGGGACTAGGACTTTGGCAATGGCAACCATTGACGCAACAGCACGGACGGTCTTACCGTTCATTGCCCATGACATAGTGCCTTTGCGGTATATCCTGCTGAAGAACCCAACAACTGAATCTGTACATCGGTGCGAGTTCAAGGTTTATGATTTCTTCAGGGGCTATCGTGACAGGGGGGCGCGCCCTACATCAAAGCCTACGCGGTTCACCATACTCAAGGACGGCACTTTGGAGTTTGATCCCACTCCTGATGTGGCTTACACGCTGAACCTTGATTGGGTTCAGGTTCCCAATGAGCTTATCGCTGATGCGACTACGCCGGATATGCCAGCACACTTTCACATGCTGATAGTCTGGTACGCGATGATTCACCTGATGGACTATGATGAGAGCGGCGGGCGCTATAAACGCGCAGACCGTCAGTACAAGAAAATGTTAAACCGAATGAGCATCGAGCAACTTCCAGAAGATGTCCATGACGACTATCTCAGCACTTCTGAAGTCTACAGTTGGTAGAAATGTGAGCAAAAACATACTCTTACGTGGCGGTGTTGACCAACTAACCCCAAGGGCGATATGCCCTGATGGGTCGCTTGATGATTGTTTCAATTACGAAGTCGGACGCGACTTTGGCCTGACCAACATCGAGGGCTTTGAAGCCTTTGACGGTCACATGTCGCCATCCACAAGGGACATTTGGGAACTGACTTTAGCCAATAGTGCTATTGCCGCTGCCTATTCCAGCAAGTCCTATTTGGCTGACGAAGATGCTACACCGTTAGGCGTGAGGCTTAGTGGTGATGGCACAAAGATGTACGTGCTGGGCGCGACCAACAACAGGATTTACCAGTACACCATGTCTACGGCGGGGGATGCAAGCACGGCGGTTTATGCAAGCAAGTCACTAGACATTAGTGGTGAGGCAACCGACGAACAATCATTTTGCTTGAGTTCAGATGACAGCAAGTTATATTTACTAAATCCAAACACGGTTTTTCAGTACGATTTATCCACTCCCGGCGACCTTAGCACCGGAGCGTATGCCAGCAAATCCTTTAGCACCTTTGGCGAAGAGAGCAATGCCAAGGCGTTGGACATCAGTAGTGATAGCACTAAAATATACGTGATTGGTTCCGCCAACAACACGGTATATCAATACACGCTCTCTACGGCGGGGGATGCGTCAACAGGCACTTATGCCAGCAAATCGGTTGCCAATAATGTTGCCGAAACCGCGCCCAGGGGGTTGGGCTTCAGCAGTGACGGACTTCGGTTATTTACGTCTGGTTTTACGACAGACCTAGTGCGTCAATTCACGATGTCTACGGCATGGGATGTCAGCACCGGGTCTGATGACAGCATCACCCTAGACGTATCAAATGAAGACTCAGACCCCTATGGGATTTATTTCAAGGGGCCGGAACTATACGTGATGGGGGTTAGTAGCGACACGGTTTATCAATACTACTGGACGTTCCTGCCCAACGAAAACATGACATGGGTTGACGGCGTGAACACCGGCAACCTTGGGGTGGTGATTTCAACTACCATCGGCGCAACGAACACGGTCATCCGCTTTGGCTATTGGAACCAGACGGATCATATACCTACAGGCGCAACGGTAACGGGTGATGATTCAGGCGCGAGCTTTAGCGCAACACCAACCTTTGCTGCGTTACAGGACATAGCCACCGACCAAAGTGATTACTTCGACCAGTTGTATGCTGCCTCTACGATACTCAGGAGCGCGATAACGCCGGTTCCAGGCTCAGGGGTAGTACCGGGCATCAAGTGGTATAAAAACCAGCAGACGGCGGTCAGGGACTACTTCAAATTTGTTTACTCCGATGGCGACATAGCCGAACCACAGATAGGCCAGCATGTATTGATTGCCGATGGTGGAGCAAGTACCGATTATGGCGATGAGGGCATTGTCAGGGACTTGGATTTAACCTCCGGCAGCTTTTCTCTTGGTACGGGGGCAGGTTGTATTGTCATTGACCCATTGGGTAACTCGTTTGATTTCAGCACAAAACTTGGGACAGGCGCGTTTGAAAACACGCTCATTACATTATCCGAGGTTTATTTTACATCCGGTTCAACAGAGCCTACGGTAGATCAGCAGTTAATCGGACAGACATCGGCAAAAACAGCAACAGTTTACCGGGTTCAACTCCACTCAGGGGCATGGGCAGATGGGGATGCGGTGGGTGTTATCTACTGCACCAATCTAAATGGCGTACTTACATCGGGCGAGTTAATGGATTTGGTTTCACCATCGACCGTTAATGTACTAACCGCTGGCGATGTTAATTTTGGAGCATCCGGTGGCCCAAATATAAATTACGCATCAACCGACAATGATGGTCATTCAATGGCTGGCCTTTATCGGTCTTCCCGAACAGGATGGAACAAGGTAGAGCTTGGGTGGGAAATCCGCTTTGATACCGGCACAACTGAACCTGACCCTGTGAAGTTTGGTGCTGACACGGACACGCAGACAGTAGTAACAACGGACTGGTTGAAAGCCGGGACACAGAGGGATTTAACCGGGTGGGCGGCTTCTGCAGGCTCGGAACTGGATGCGGTCAATTCATCCGGTGGGGCTTATGTTTTTCCAGACGAGGAAATAGGACATCTATCTGTAGAGGAAGCACGGAATTACTTTGCGGTCAACAACTTTGGTTTTGACTTACCTGAAGGTGCGCGTGTTGTTGGTGTTGAAATCGAGATTACGGCAAAGAACACGGCGGCAGCAACAAGCGGCGGTGCAATTACAAAGGTTCAGCCCTATACAGACAATTCAGCCAGTTATGAGGGTGGCGTACTTAATGGTGTGGTTGCAAAACGTCAGGCTCTTGGTGACTTAACCACATCACAGGTTGCCTATGCCTTTGGTGGCGAGAACGACTTATGGGGTTCGGTTATTGATAAAGATACGGTTGAAAGCTCTGATTTTGGTTTAAAGTTCAAACTGGAATGGGGCGCTGCGACCGCTGGAACGGCACAACAATGTGACCTTATCCGAATGCGTATTCACTACGTTGAACAAGGTTCATTGATATATTTCCATGATACGGTTGCGGTGGCTGATTACACAACTGCGAGACTGGTTCATTTCAATCTCGAAAGCGGCGCGTGGGCAGACAATGATGCTGTTGGTACGATGCAGATATACGACTTGCTCAAAAGTCAAATACCCACTAAGAACATACAGATACGGGATACTGCCGCTGGCGCTGGCAACTTGATAGCCAATCTTGACGGAAATGAAAGCCTGCTCAGTTTACCGGGAAGTTCGTTGTTGGCGGCTGAAAAGTCCAAGTATGAAATGATTGCCGAGAACGTCTATGCGCGTGATGACCTTGAAGCTGTCTATGCTGCTTCGGGTGCAGGCAGGGCATTTTCCTACGATAGGTTTTATGTTCGTCAGATAAACACGGGGCTGTCACCTGATTTGGATAAGCCGCGTCATGTTGAGTTATTCCAGTTCAGGTTATGGCTTGGCTTCAAGTTTGGTGAAATGGCGATTTCGGTTGCTGGCGATCCGTTGAGTTTTGACGGCTCACTGAATGCTGTAGCCACGGGTTTTGGCAGACCGATTACCGGACTGACCAAACTCCCCGGCAAGACAATGGGCGTTCTGACCGACCAAGTAACCTACACGGTCACGGTTGGCTTGGATGGTTCAAACTTTGACCAGCAGGTTCTATCGCACCGAAACGGCGCAATTGAGTACACAGTTCAGGATGTTGGCAACATGCCGATATACGTTGACCCGCGTGGTGTTCCCACTCCATTTTCAACAGACCGCTATGCAGATTTCGAGATAGCGCGTACAAGCCACAAGATACACCCTTGGCTACTTGAGCGACTACAGGGTTTAAGAAATGACTCAATACGGGATAACCGGATAGTAGCGGTTTCGGTTGCGAGGCTGAAGTCACAGTACCGCATGTATTTTGCAGACGGCTACAGGTTGACCATGACGATATTTGGCGACCAAGTTGCGGCTGAATACTCAATCCAGAAATTGTATACAGATGCAACCGAGTCACAGTTTATCAAGGTATTGGCTACTGATGCCGATGTTGACGATGACAACCGGGATAGAATCTTCTTCACGATGGATGTTAACCCGGATTACGACCACGGCGATGACCTTGGGTTTGTTTATGAAGATGACCGTGGAACCAGCTTCAACGGCGATTCATACAAACGGTGGATTGAGCTTAATGCCTTGTCCGGTAAATACCTTTATGAAGACACAACATGGTCGGTATGGCACTTATACGGCATGGCGCACGGATGGGCTAATTTGTCTGTAACCACTGCGGTTACGATTGACGAGAACTTTGCTCATCCATTGGACGCTGACAGCACAACCGAAGATTCAGAATACGATATTAAGTTGGGCGCACCAGACCATGCAGTAACCACAAAACTGCTTGCCTTTTGGGATAAGGACGCATTCAAGGGTAATGGCAAATTACTATCACTCAGGTTCCAGAATGAAAGCGATAGAGAGTTACCCCACATTCTGCAACATATAACGCTTGTCGATGAGAAAGCGGGAAGGAAGGACAAATAAAATGGCAACGACATATGACGAAAACGGCAACCCGATTGAAGTCACAACTCCCGGTGGCCCCGGCCCAAATTGGCAAGATGTTGGTGTTGCGACTGACGGGGGAAGAACGGGACCGGATATAGCGTATCAGGGCTATACGCCTCAAGTTGGAGGTGGCGGCACTGCCCCGTTAATGGATAGCGATTACACGCCATCCAATTATCCCTATACATCAGCACCACAGAATACGGGCGGGTCAACAGAGTCAGGCTATAACACTGAGGCAGAAGGGTATTACCAACAAGCCGGACAGGTCGGCCCTGATGGATACACCATTGAAACTCCTGGGACTGATGTTGCAACCCGCGAGGTTGGTGAGAAAGAATTAGCTGGTTATCAGCTTGAGGGTCTACTTGACCGTGACAGCGAGTTATCCCGTAGAGCTATTCAGTTTGGTGAAGACCGGGCGGCGGGGCGTGGATTAATGAATACAACCCTTGGTGGCGCGAGTGCGTATGGTTCATGGGTGGATGCGGCACAACCATTTGCATTAGACCAAGCAGGCGCATACCAGCGTACCGCTTCTGAGAACATGGCAGCAACCAATGTTGGTTCTTTACAGGATTCACAGCAAAGGTTTGAGGCCAATGTCCGAGAGGTTGGTTACGATGCAGCGCGTGATATAGCAGAAAGGGAACACCTGTATGGTGCGAGTACAGATTTACGCAGGGCAGCATTGAATGTTGAAGACCGCGAGGATGCACAGAGCTTTAGTGCTTCAGAACGTGCGGCAATCCAAGCCTTCCAACGTGGCGAGCGTCTTGACACGCAGAACTGGACGGATGACCAACGGCGCGCAGTTGAGAATTGGCAGACATCAGAAAGGATTGGTTCGCAGGATTGGGAGGCATTCCAGCGCGTAGACACCCAAAAATGGCAGACCGGTGAACGGTTGGGTGCACAAGATTGGGAAGACTTACAGCGTGCAGCAGGCGAAGATTTCAACATGCGATTGGCTCAGATGGACGAAGCCATCAGGTACGCCGGTATTTCGCAAGCTGACAGAGAGGCATATTTACAGGCATGGTCAATGGTTGAAATGGGCAAGTTCAATTCAATCGGTGCAGCGGGTTCGGCTATTTACTCCAATACCGATTTAACGGCAGCACAGCAGCAGCAGGCTATTCAGAACATGATAGGCTTCTTTGAGGGGATCACCCCTGACATTCCTTCAAGTTACGGGGCGGGAAGCGCGCCACTGATGGGCGGCGAACCACCGGCTGACACAGCAACACCAATTGACACGCCACCACCGCCAAGCATACCGGCACCTGTAATCTCTCCCGTTAATGGAGATCGAACGGGTGGGCGCAGAACACAACGGCAAGACATGGAATTTGACTTTGGTTTAACGTGAAAATCAGGACAGCAAAATTTAACGATATAACGGCAATTGTGATATTTGGCGGGACACAGCATGGGAAGTCATCCTTCAAGGACTTGGCTTTCAATCGTCAACTGCTTCGGAAAAACTTGCGCGAGATAATCAAAGGCGGCAACGGTGACATTCTGCTTGCTGTCAATAAATCCGGTCAGATTCGTGGACTATTAATTGCGTGGCATGAGCCGTTGTTGTGGAACAAACGCCCCTACGCGACTGATTTACATACGGTTGCTGAACAGGGTGGTGACATTCTGATAAGGGCGTTCAAGAAGTGGGCCATTGAAAGGAATTGCTGTGAGATAGGCATGGGAACCTTCAATGGCAAGGACGAAGACAGGATTGAAAAACTATACAATCGCCTTGGGTTTGAAACCGTGGGCAAGACATATCGAATGGAGTTAATCTGATGAGTATCTTGAAAAAGGGCGCGAAGGCAATCGGTAAACTGGTTAAGGGCGCGGCTTCACTGGTGAAAAAGCACTGGCGAACGCTGGTTGTGGTTGGATTATCAGTCTTCACAATGGGCCTAGCTACCGTTGGTTTTGCTGGCTTTGCCGGGGCGATGGGTGCAGGCGGTTTCGGCGGTTTCATGTCGGCAGTTGGCTCAACCATGTACGCAGGCGCAACGGCGGCATTGGGTTCACTTGGCATTGGTGGTGGCGCACAGGGCGCGGCGGCTATTGCGGGTGGAGTTGAGGGTGCTGGATTGATGGGCGGTCACTTGGCGGCAGCATTGGGTTCTGAATCAGCGAAAGCGGGTATTGCAGCGCAGACAGCAGCATTGCCGGGGTCGGGAGTCACCTTAACTCCATTGGCGACCGCACCAACATCAGTAACCACATCAGCGATACCGGGAGCACCGGTAGTTGGTCAGCCATTAACATCGGCAGCACCAGTAGCAGCAAAAGCAGGCATGGGGGATTTAGCCAAGGCAGCACTTATAACCACGGGCGGCAGCGCACTTTCTGGATTTGCTCAAGGCAAGATGCTGGAAGAAGATGACCCGAAAGCGTTTTGGGGTGTTGACTTACGCAAGAAGAAGGAAAAAGAAGCCGTCAAGGGTATAGCGATAGCGCCGACCGTGCCATATCCCGAAGCGCCTCAACCAATGCGGCAACCGGGGCTGATGGATATGCCTTGGTTAGAACCAGTAGGAGTACCAGGGCAATGACTCAGCAACTTGTAGACAGCTTAAACTCTCAGGTAGAGAAATACATTCACGGGCCGCATCGAGAGGACATACTTGCCCTATTGGAACAGAGTCCAACGGCTGATGCTGTTGCCGAGGTCACTCACAAGGCCGTTATGGCGATTGATGCACAGGCGAGCGAGCGCGGTGCACCTGTTGAACTTGATGTGTTAATGGGCGTGGCAACCGAAACCATTGACATGCTGATTGAGATTATGCAGGCAATGGGCATTGAGTTGAACGTAGGTGAAGTGCGGGAAGAGTCGCTACTGAAGGTTGTCATGCTTCACATGGAATCGGTAGGTGATGACCCTGAACAGAAGGCAGCAGCACAGGAAATGTTAGCTGTGTTGACCGAAGACGGAACAATGCAGAAAAGCATGGCTCATATCGACGGTAAGGCTGATGCATCCACCAAAGAAATGCAGGTAGCCGGTCAGCAGATGGTAGCACCAAAACAGAAACCGCTTACGGCTGGCATACAGCGCGGTTTAATGGACGAGGCAATTTAAAATGGGCAAGAAAGCAGGATGGGGCGCATTGATGGGTGCTGGCGAGGGCATCACCAAGACGGGGGCCATGTTCGCTACTGAGGCTATGAGAAAGGAGGCTGACAAGCGCACTACGACCCGTCAGCAAAGCCTACAGGACATTCAGAACCAGTACAATTTAGGTGTGCGCGATGAAAAGCGTGAGTATGCCTTGGAAGCCTTTAGAGAGGGTTCGCCGGAATATACTGCCCGTCAAATGGGGCGGGAAGAAAAACAGACAGATGCGCTTGAGTTACTGAAGGCGCGTGGTGCGTCCTACGGCAGTAGCGGGATGTTGTCTAATTTTAATCTAAGCCAGTGGACTCCTGAGAGTGGGCGCAAGATGATGTCCGAGGTCAACAAGCTTGTAGAAACTGAAGGCATGTTGCCGGATGAAGCCTACTCGATTGCAAGCGGATACATTGAACTCGTACCAAAAGCGCCGTCATCATCATTAAGCGGGGCGAACAGGTCAAAATTCATTGCTGAAGAAACCGCACTATTCAAGGACAACGGCGAGGATGCAATGCGACAAACGCTGATTATGTATGGCTTACCGCAAGAACGGGTTGCCAATATGTCTTATAGGGATATGATTACAGAGTATCAGAAGACTCTACGGAGCGAGTATCCCGGTCAGCAGCAACCCTTGATGGGTGGCACTTCGCCAAAACCAGCCAACAATGACCCATTAGGGCTTGGGCTATCTGGACAGTAAATGAACATTACAGAGTTCCGTCAACAGTATCCGCAGTATGAAAGTACGTCCGATACCGATTTAGCGGATGCGTTGTACAACAAATTCTATTCTGGTTCCGACAAGAGGGAGTTCGTAAGCGCCTTCATGCCGATGCCCGATGCGGCGTTTGGCGAGTTCACGCCTGCAATAAAGACAACCTTGGATTTTGACCCATCCGATGTGGGGCGACCGGCTGAAGTTCCTGATGCTTCTCTTATGGGCGGAGAGCCTGAGATTGGGCGTGGTGAAGATTTAGCGGCAAGGGTCGGCAGGGGTTTTGTCGGTGGCGCTGGTGGAATGGTAAAAGGATTTTCAATAGTTGATGACCTACGCCAACGCAGAGAAAAACTAGACCATCCTTTCTCCCCACAGTTCACAGACCCGAAAGAACAGGCTATTGATATTCGCGGATTCAGGGCGCTACGTGGTGATAAGGCGCAAGAAGAACTAGACAGCATTCGCAGGATCGCACAGGAAACAGCGCCAGGATTGGCCGAAATACAAGATGCGCGTGTTTACAAAGAGGGTCAGAAATTAGTCGATTGGTCTAACAAGACGTTTGAAACCAACCCTAAGTATGATGAACTGTTTTTGTCAAAGGCGGCACAGGGGCTTGGTTCAATGGCGGTATTTATGGGAACAACATTGGTTAGTCCCTTTGTTGGTGCTTTGGCGGGTGCTGGAATGAATGCCGACGCTCAGTTTGCAGACGCTATCCAGAGTGGCGCTTCATTTGAAGATGCCATGCACTCAGCAAACATTGGCGCTGCATGGGGCTTAACGGAAGTTGCCCCAATTGAGTTCGCTTTCTCTCGCTTGAATAAGGCTACGGGCGGTTGGTTTAGCAGAAACGTCACTGACCGCGTGAAAAGCAAGATAGCCAAGGTTGGTATTGCCGGAACGGTAGGCGCTATTGGAGAGGCATTCCAAGAGGGCTTGATGGATTTCGCAAACAACTGGACCGCAAAAGAGATTGTTGGCTACGATGAAGAGCGTAGTTTATGGCAAGGCGTGGATGAGTCAGCCGAAGTCGGCGGCGTTCTTGGTTTCTTGCTGACCACGATAACATCAGCATTCGGTATTAAGCGGCGGGGCAGGGCGCAACCGGGTATTGCGCTACCTGAAGCCTCTTTAATGGGTGCAACAGAAGCCCCACAAATTGAATACACAGAAGCCCCAACGGGCGGAGCATTGCCTACTTTCGACGCAGGCTTTAACCAAGCGAAGAAAGACATTGATGCTGCGGGTGCAAGGGCTGTAGTTCCTGCCGTTAAGCGCGTTGCAGAGCCTATACAGCCCATATCTCCCGAAACTGCCATCCCAGCATTGGTTAAGCCTTTCGTAGCCGATACGGAGCTTCCAGATGCGGTATTGGGACAGCGTGCGCGTGCGGAAGCGCTCATTGAGGAAGATGTTGTTCAGCCTCCAACCGAAATGCCGAAGGTTGCGCCATACAAGCCCGACGATATTGATTCCATCCAACAGCATGTTCGCAAGCTGAAACAGCAGGTAGGGCGCAAACTGGATATTGAAATTGGCATGGGCGCTGGTGTTGAAACAATCAAGATTGACACGCTCAAGGATGACATCCTGACTTACCTTGCCAAGCGTGGCGGGTTGAATCGTGATGATTGGATTTCAAACGGCATTGACCCTGAAGCGGTTAAGGACAGGAGGCTTGAAAGCCGGATAGGTGCGAAGACAGGTATGCCGTTCAGTAAGCCTTTATTCAGGGCGAAGGGCGGCATGACGCTAGATGATGTTGCTGAGTTCCTGATGGAAGAACGGGATTCTAAAAACGGCTTTGCTATCCCGCAGGAAATATACGATGAGTACGGGCGTGTCGATGCCAATGATGCCTTAGCGTTTATCAATGACGTTATTAACGGCAATGCCGATGGACGGTACGCTGATGCTATCAGTCTTGAAAACCAAATCAATGAAGCTGAAAACGCCATTGGTGAAATTGAACGGGCGAAGGTAGAGGAAGATTGGCAGGAAGTTGAACTCAGCAAAGAGCCGTTATACGCAAAAGAAGATTACATACCGGAATCAGATAGCGAAACACGCGCACTCACCGATTGGATGACACAAGGGCTATCGGCAGGCGTAGATGTTGATTCTATTGCCGAAAAGATTGATAATAAAGAGATTACGGTAGCGCAAGGTGTTCAGCAACTTGCCGCCGCTATGGAGACTGTAAGTGAACAAGACAGCGAAAGAGATATTGGCGCACGCACGGAAACTGCTCAAGCAGAAGAAGCCGCTGAAATCCCGCCCAGCCCCCTCACCGAAGACGTAAGCAAGCAACAAGCACTCGCCGACAAAGCGCGTGAGAAGACTGAAAAGCGCAGTGGCAAACCTGGAATTGAAACCGTACCTGTAGAAGCAGGCAAGGGTGAGTTATTTGCTGGTGAAAGACCGGCTGACTTGTTTGAGGAAAAGCAGGAAGCGGTTGTTAAGCTGAAACCTGAAAAGCCGTTGCTCTCTACCCTGCCAATGGATGAAGCAAGTCGCATGGCGCGTGCTAAAGATATGGGGTTCACTAGAGACGTATTCCATGCCACGACATACGACATTGACGCTTTTGATATGTCAAAATCAAACCCTGAAAGCGATTGGGGTGTGGGAATTTACAGCACGACATCTGAAGACGATGCGAGCATCAATTATTCAAGTCTTGAGGGGGCAGACCTAACCAACAAGATTGAACGCAGAGCAGAAGAAATCCAAAGCGAAAGTGAATATGGTGAGGGCTTTTATTATCAGGGCGATGCCCTAAAAGACTTGCCAGATGTAGCGGCCAAAGAGATTGCAGAAGAAGAATTGGCAGGCGGCAAAGAAAACATTATGCAACTGAAGGTCAAGTTGGACAATCCGTTTAGACTTGGTGGTGAAAAGCCTTCGTTCGTTGAGTCTGAATCTGAACAAGAAGACCCTGCTGATTTCATGGATGAGGCGCGGAGCACATCAAGTCAAAGTCGTGAGGATTTTGATACCGAAGAAGAATACGATGATGCCATAAAAGAAGAAGCCAGAGACTTAGCAATAGAGGCTGGTTATGAGAACGAGCCTGAAGGCGCATTGCCTGACTTCATAAATTCATTGCGATACTCAGGACATGATGTTGACGGACTGATTGACCGTCTTGCAGACTATGTGTATGACGGCGGTATTTCAGCCAAAGACTTAGACAAAATCATGCGTGGCACTGAGATGGCTAAGGATGACTCGTTACTTTGGTACGCAGAGGATGACCAAGGAAGAATTATTAATTCCGAGGTTTACCGTCAAGCCCTTCAGGACGCTGGTTTTGATGGCGTTATTGACGCAACTGTATATGACAAATTTGGATATGGTTCTAAGCGTCCTCATGCTATGGAAGGCATTGACCAAGATACTGAGCACGTTGTTATGTTTGACCCGTCACAGGCGCGGAAGACAGAAGCAGCATTTGACCCCGCCAAGAAAAGCAGCGCAGATTTACTCGCAAGCAAAACCAAAGCAACCCCATCCGGTCTATCAGTAGAGAAAACCCAAGCTATAGTAGACAAAACCTTCAACAAGCCGGTAGCGGATAAGATTAAGGTTGTGGGTTCTATTGCTGATTTGGAGAAAAGCGAATTAGCCGAACCGTTACGCACTCAGACGGGTGATGTAATCGAGGGCATGTACTATCCGAATATTGAGGGCGACCCGAATGCGGATACTATCTTCTTATTTGCTGACCAGTTTAGTAATGAAGACCGAGTTGTGTGGGTAGGCTATCATGAAGCTCTGCATAGAGGGATGCGCGTAGCCTACGGTAGCACCATTACAAAAGCCCTTGACGAAGCGAGAACCAACAAGGTTGTAGACCGCATTGCCAACAAGGTTTACCAGCAACGTAAACTTGCCGACGATGTTAAAAAGGGTGAGTACAGCGAACAGATAGCGCAACGTATCGCAACCGACGAAGCCTTGGCCGAACTGGATGCAGCCCGTCAGACCGAGAACTACGAGAATATTCAGGACAGGTATCAGGTCAAGGTTCCGACCGGAATGAAATCGGCATGGCGCGGAGCACTTGCGCGCTATTACGAAAAGGTTAAGCGAGTCCTATCCAAACTGCTTAAGCGTGACGTAAGCGGCATGTCTGATGCTGACATATACGGTATCATTCGGAGGTCATCTGAAGCCGCTGGTGGCGAACTGGTTGGCGCACAGGCTGAACGCGCACCACCGTCAACCCTGCCGATGGATTACGAAAGTCAAGCGAAAAGAGCAAAAGAGCAAGGGTTCGATACAGAGTTTATTTGGTATCACGGAACATCGGGCGACATACGTGCGTTTGATGTAGAAATGATGGGCAAAAAAACCGAGGCCAAGTCAGCTAAAATGGGGTTCTTCTTTGTGCGGGACGCAGGCACAGCCTCAAGTTATGCAGAGCGTTCCGACCCGTACACTGATGGGTCATTCAAGTTTATCGAGAAACTAAACAAAGCAACCTTTGGCGGATACAAGAAATTTAATGAGGGCATACTAAAACTGCTGGGACTGCCAAGTATCATAGACCCCTATGGGGGGAATGTGCTGCCCGTATATTTGAGGACAGGAAAGCAATTCACGCACGACTACAAAGGGCGTGAGTATAGAGATGCGAGTTACGCTGACGTTATTGCTAAGGCAAAAGAGAGTGGGCATGACTCTGTTTTGTTGGAAAACACACTAGACGGATATACCGATGAGGGGCATGTGATAACAGATATAACCGTTATTTTCGACCCTAAAAACATACGCTCAATAAACGCAGCCTTCGCACCGGCAGAGAGTGAGAGTGCTAGGTTGCTTGCTAGTGAAAAGCCGCTATTGAGCACAAAGCCATCGCACAATCCTGAAACCGCTTTCGATAACTGGACATTACCTTCCATGACGCTGAAACAGGCGTTGCATAATGATGAATTAAAGTTCTGGAAGAAGTTGGACGAAGGCACCAAGAAAGTACGCATGGATTTGCGTCAACAATTGCAGGATAGGATGATTCCGGTTAGGCGAATTATTGAAGCGATAGAATCTGGCGGCAATGCTGTGTCCGATTTTATGCAGGTCTATGAGCGCGAGTCTCTGATTTACGGACGCGTCGGTGACAGGTTTGAACAACTTGAGCGCAACACTCTTGAGCCTATGCTGAAATTGGCAGCGCGTAACGGTATTACAAATTCCGAGATTGGCAATTATCTATACGCTCTGCACGCGCCTTCGCGCAATGCGCTGATAAGCACACGCGACCCATCGAATGATTCCGGTTCAGGCATGACCAATGCCGAGGCTGCAAAAATTGTTAAGGAAATCGAATCAGGGCCACAGGCCAAGACGTACAAAAAACTGGCTGAATATGTGCGCCAGATAACCGATGCAACCCGCAAAAACTATTCTGATTACCAGTTGTTAATACCTGAAGTCTTGGCTGATTGGGGAAAGAAAACCAACTTTAACGAAACCTATGTACCGTTGAAGGGATGGGAAGAGTCACCCGAAGACGAGAAGTTTGGTTCAGTTGGCAAGGGTATGGATATTCGTGGCACTGAAGTCCGTAGGGCTTTAGGCAGGACAACCAGACCGGCAGATATTTTGAGCAACATCACAGCCGATTACAAAGCATCATTAATCCGTGGTGAGAAGAACTCTCTTGGGCGCGGATTATACGAACTTGCCAAGGCAAATCCAAACAAGGATTTATGGGAGGTTGGCACGTTCAAGATGCGTAAGGATTTGGACAAAAAGACCGGTATGGTTGTAGAGCGCATTGATTATGGTGAAGTCCAGAATGCTGACGAAGTATTCATGCTCAAGATTGACGGTAAAGCCA